CACACGGCGGGCGGATCGCCTGGAGACTGGGAGAGTTAAAGCGAATATGAATAGGAAAAGGAGGCAGGATGATGAATGAATTAGATAAAATAGTAATAGTTAAAGAAGGCCATGGTTATACTACGTATATTAACGATGTTCATTGTGGCTGGGGTGATTTAGAGGACACGTTAGAAGTGTTTTTAGATTACGACACAGAGGAAAAAATAATGAAGTATGTCCAAAGAACCATAGAATCAGAAAGTGACCGTTATTAATGGCGGGCGGGAGGGTGGATGATATATGAAAAAGTATTGTATAAAATATTTTTATGACGATGAGGACGTTGCGGGTCATACATATGAAACGCTGAAGAAAGCGCATGAGATGTTCCAGAAAGTCATAGCGCATATACATAATGATGTTAATATAGATGATGGCCATCACAGGGTTCTGCTGCTGGTCGAAGAATACGACGGATGTAACGTTGCTATAGAAACACGAGTAAAAGAGATGATGTTTTTTCAAGCGGAGTGAAAAATGGGCGAATTAAATAATTTATATGAGTTTAGAATAAAAAATGATGAAGGCGAAATTTTAAAAATGACATTTTTAACTGAAAATATTAGACAGGCCATAGCTTTATTTTACATATGTACTAATACTACATCATTCACGGGCATAAGGAGGACTAAAAATGAATGAACAAGGGTTATACTACATTTTTATCGAGCCAGACAACACAATAAACGGTTACTATAAAGATGATGGCATTATAGATATAGGTTTTTTCGCAAAATCGTTAAGTTATGACATAGAATACCAGCGACAGTTATCTAATCCATATTGCTGCACAATTATCATCACAAAGTTCAGAAGATGGGAGACATGTAATGGTTAATGCAGAAAAGTATAAGGATATAATAACAACAATGATAGAAACGAATATATCAGATTCAGCGGTAAAAAATGGAAAACCTGTTTTGTGTAGTGAAACATATTGTAAAGATTGTGATTTATTATACGAAGGTTCGGCTAATGACAGATGTACATTAAAATTTTTTCGTTGGATGTTGGATGATTATAAACCTAAGTATAGAATTTCGGAGGATTTAAAAGAACGTTTATCATATAAATTGTTAAGTTTTAACGAAGAAAATTTTCAGGAAATTAGCAGGTTAATTTTAGAAGCTGAGGTTATTTAGCGCAATGACAAGTATTTATATATTAGTATTTGCAATGATATATTTAATAATATGTGATATTATAAATAAAAGAAAATAGGGCTATAATAGCCCTATTTATTATGGTATAAGTTCAATTGTATATGAACCTGAAGGTATATTCAGTCCGGCATTCGAGGCACCAACATTATCACCAGATATATGTGTAATATTGCCGTCAGATAATAGGAACACACTATTTTTTCTCCCACTTAGAACACATGTAAACGTGCCAGAGGCAGGCAAAAAATATTGCGTAGTATTTGTTAGACATCGAATAGTGCCATGACCATGCCCAATAGGCTCCCCCGCTACATATTCAGCGTAATATGTGCCAGTATATATTCGATCGCTGTCTACACTACATTCTATCAATTTGACATCAGTAGACTGTGTGACAGTCCCCAATCCATTATATCCAAGGCGTAGATAGCCATATAATGTGCAGTTGTTTAAATAGACATGTGCGCACGATGTAAATTTTAAAATATTGGCACTGGAATTAACATTTTTAATAATACAATTATTAACTGTTATAGTGTAGACATTTGATATATTGATAAAATGTGAAATATTAGAGTTGGTGTCTACATAGTTTTTTTGCGGCTCAACATTTATGTTGTTGAACGATAAATTATACAGCCAATTATTGTGTGGATTTATAACATTAACAACACCGCATTCAACACCATTTATTATATTATACATAACTATATCATTAAAATTTATATTAACTAATTCATTGGTAACACTGCTGGCATATTCGAATGAAATTATTCCACGATATGAACCATGTATTTCACCGTTATCAAAAAATATTTCACGTGATTTTCCACGAACACGTATTAAACTATCATTTTCAACGTTATTAATACTACTAAAATTGCTGATAAAAATATTAGTGGCGTCGTAAACATCAAATATTGAACCTAAATAACATTCATTTGCCAAAATATTGCTGATTTTTATATTCGACGAATTTCGCACGTTATTTTGCCCAGCGATTTTAATATTATCAGAATAATATGTGTAAACATTCGTGATTGTGCCGTTAGTACATGTATTTAAATATATTGAACGTTCCTTTGCCCTAATCGATGTTATATTTTGTATATTAAAATTATCTACAAAACTGAAAAGCAAACAGTCACATCCTACGGTGTTTGTTATTCCAGCTAATTCCTCATCCGTATTTTCTAATACTATATTTGAAATATCAAAATTTTTGAGAGATCCTGTCGCAGTAGCAGCATTCGTATATCCCTCAACGTCGACTAACGTTTCAATGTTTTTTCCGAATATATTATTAATTGTATTGTATTTAGAATCTAACCCAACTACATTACTGTATATAACCCCACTCTCGTAACCTATAATTTCTATGTTCTCAATTTCAGAGATTTCTGACAACACACGAACGGCGACTGCGTTTCTATTAGTCGGTGTTTGTTTTAAATAAACGAAATTACAATTTCGTATTACAACTTTTTTTGCGGGCGTAGCGGATTTAAAGGAAATAGCCGTTGTTTTATCAGAATAATTGAATGTTATGCCGTCCACGCTACAATTTTCGTTATACCTAAAATAGGAATTTGCCAATAAAAAATGTGCATTATCACCAATTATCGGACATTTTAGTAAAAATTCGTTTGTGCCATTAATAACATATTTTCCATTTGGTATATACAATATATTATTGTTGGTTATTTCGTTAAAACAATTTATGAATGCAGTAGTATCATCGTTCACACCGTCACCTACTGCCCCCCATTTTTTGATATTCACTACAACACCACTATTTTTTTCCAAATTTTCGATTCTATCATTCAATTCCCCAAAAATCTGTTCATTAATAATGTTATCCAGCGTCCCATCTGTCGCCATTTCATCCAGTTTATTGTTAATTTCTTCCTGTACATCCAGATTTTTGAAATAATTGTCAACATAATCCTTTAACTGCACGAATAACGCATACAATTCATCAAAATTTTCGTTAGTTTGATTTTGCGATTCAACGACCTCATTAATTTTTGCGATCAATTTATATAGCAATTCCTGATACGTCAGCGAATCATCATATACCAATGGCAATGTCTTTTGAAACCACGCTTTAAACGGTTTTAAATCTTCTCTACCTAAAATCATCAAAATTCTCCTTTTCTACTGCCACAGACCGAAAAAACAGTATGACAGCTCTTCGATTATCATGTAGTCTACACTTCTTATTTCTTCGTTCCACTCGGTGAGCAATTTTCCTGGGCTGGTAGTATAACCGTCCCTAACGTTTTCAGCCGTGGTGTGATCGCCGCCACTATGTGAATCCGTTTTATTATCCTCAAAATCTGTAATCCGTGCGTTGGTTAAATATTCGTTAGATTCAATATTTATCAGTGACCCCTGTGGCGTATCTGAATATCTATCAGTCGTTTTATCTTTCCCACCGTGTGTAATTTTCAAATTGCTATTTACAGTCTGATCTATATTTTCCCTCATACTATTATTAGTAATAGGATTTACCAAATCTATTGATTTATACACCATATTATAGTGCGGCATTATGTCATTTAGCGTTGACGATAGGTATAACTGCCACATGGCGATCGTTTCACAACAGATTTCACGCATATAATAGTGTCGCAGTATATTACATTCTAATTCTAACCTATGATTTTCGTCATAAATCGGGAAATCAAAATTAAATATTTTTGGTGCGGCGTTTCTGATGACTGTTTCAACGTCGTTGAACCCAGCGGGGTCTGATAGGTTGTTATACATTTCACATATTGATTTAACTGAAATAGTATACTGTCCCATTATATCACACCCCCTACATAATAGTCACTAATATCATCTGTGATATAGTCGTTATATTTAACAGTAATTTCATGCCCGAACATTTCAGATATCTGCGTGGCCGCCTGTTGTCTGGCCTGTAATCTGGATAACCGCATAGCATATGCACCGCCGTTCAGCGACTGAATTTCTGACGTGATCACACGTTCTCTTTTTTGTTCGTTTATGGAACAAAATCCCATATCCGTTAGAAATTCGTTAAACACATTCTGTTTATGAATATATAATTTATCAATCAAATACGGTGTCTGGGTATTTATCGCCTTTATTGTTTCGTTTGGGTCAAAATTTTTGTCACCGAATATGAACGGTTCATTGCCCGTATATTTTGCGTATAGATTTAACAATGTCAACCGCTGTTTTTCGTTGCCGTGAATCAGTAGTGGCGTTTTTTGCCCGTTCTGATTGATCATTATACACATTTCAATTTCGAATAACTGTTTAGCATATTTCTCTATGTTTAAAATTTGTGCATTTCTGAACATACTATTATATACCATAATACTATCATTTGAATCACATCTATATAAATAGTTATTCCAGTCAGAATACGCAATTCTGGTCAACGGGTAGCCATACACGTTATAGGGGCCACCCTCATTGCATTTCAAACATAGTTCTTGGTTTAATACATCATCTTTAAAATATACTGCTTTTCCCGTTGTTATTAACGAACGTTCCAAATACACAGTGTCAATAGTGTTCGGAAATCCAGACCATGAAAACGCACTAACAGCAATTTCCATTAGTTTTTCAAAAATATTAACCCATGTGAAACGGTTATTATAAATCGATTGATAAAAATTTTGATTCTGAATAGACGGCGTTTTTATGCTCATTCTATTACCTCTTCTATTATACTATTATCTATAGAATAATCACCCATTCTGGATAGTGAATTCCAGAAAGTCGTGCCATTGTTGTACACGTTTTCAATTATTTCTATAGAACTGGCGGGCATTTCGCCCACTATTTTAACATTATTAGTTTTAACATAGTTATAACCACTACGGCCATTTCTGGACGGAATTTTAACGCGATTAACCGCATATCCATAGCGATCAAAAAAGTCGTCCAAGACACGAGCGTTGGCCGCTTTTATGCATAATTGACCTACATAAAAATCCAAATTTGCGCCTGCCCAATCGACACAGGATGACTGCGTACCCGATGAATAGCTGTTTCCTGACGTGTTCGACATTAAATTACCAGCCAATCCTGCGCCGATCGCCAGCGGTACATTTCCGATTGCGCCAGCAATTGCACCGCCTATCGATACTAACCGTCCCATCTGTCTTGATAGCCATTCCTGATATCCTGTGGTATTTATTGGACATTGCGGGAAATTATTAATTAGTAATTTTTTGTCGTATGCATATGTTGTATTATTATAATTCGTTGGAACCAGCGAAACTTCAGGCACGCCAGCCGACATCGTGAAACTGGCTTCAAACGTCGGGTTGCCCGAAAAATCGTGGTAATCCAGTTCTATCGCCGAGCCCTGACTATTCGTAACAAAACATCTGTTATATAGTACTGACAGAACTTTTAAATTGTGTGGCGCATAACCATCTACAGTTGATGGCCTGCTTGCACTCACATTTTTTGTCGTTCTGTTCATAGTCATCTGTTCGGGTATAGCGTAACACCCGATCACTTTTTCGTTAATTTTATCCGCCGCTTTTAAACCATTTAAACGTTCATTTAAATCAGTAGCCGATGTATATTCTTCCATCTGATAGCATGAATATACACGCCCTGCAATATCGCCATTATATGGGTACAATAGTTCGCCATCACGTGTGGCGATCAGCGCTATTTTGCCACCAGTTACGACATTCAAATCTACTAACGACCTGATTTCCATGTCACCACCGTCAATCGGTTCAGGCTGTAGCCAGTTGGACGAACTATCCGACGTAACGTGTTCACGTTCCACCATACATGCAGGTAGGGAATAGTCGAAAAACCAGGTAGTCATTTCGTCAATCGTGAAATACACATATGTGGTATTGTTGGACACGTATTCCACACTATCAATAAATGCATAAAACCACTTACTACCAAAATTTGGATTTTGAAACATCAAATAGTTGCAGTCGTAAAGTTCGCTATAAACGATTGACGACCTGATAACAGTCTGTCCGCCTGCGCCGCCACGAATAAAACTGACGTTCGTTTCAGTGTGTTCAGCATAACTATTGATCGCATTGTATTTTGCGGATTCTGACGACCAGTATCCAACGTGTTCATATGTTTTCGTTAGCGGAACACCGCTACAAAATTTAAATGTAGATGATGGCGCTATATACATTATATACCTCCTTTTGTTTAGGGTGTACACATAATACTGTGCACACCCTATAATAAAATATTAGAAAGGAGACACACTATTCTACAGTGATAGTGGATGTACCTGTTTTTGTAGTGTCGTAAACAGATGTTGCAGTGATTGTTGCTGTTCCAGTTGCACCAGTTAAAACTTTAACATTCCCGTTGCCGTCAACTGTTACATTTTCGTTATCTGACTGCCATGTAACACCTGCTGGCGGGAAATTAGTGCCTGTTACAGCCACTGTCAGTTTAACGCTGCCACCTACTGGCAGTGTAGCAGTTGCAGGTGTAACTGTTACTGCTGTAACGGTAGGTGCGTCTGCCTGTAATAACACAGCATTTTCGAATGGTGACGTGGAAAATGTTCTCCACACGTGGAACCAGTGATTTCTATATAAACCCTGTTCATTATCACGTGTTCTAAATTCATTCAAATTATCGAACACCATTAAATAATCACGTGACACCAGCACGGCAGGTACGGCTGCCAATTTGTCCAGATCGTCCTGACCGATCTCTTCGTATGTCGGGTCGTTTGTAAAAAGTTCGTTCAGTCTGGCAATGTCTAATTTGCCGAATGAGTCAACTAATACGACATGTCCTAAAAATTCGACTTTATCCATATTAAACGCTGTAGCAAGGCTCTGAACGTCCATGCGCGCATTAAAAGCAGTAGACACCAGTAAATACTGGTCATCTTTTAGCGTAAAATTATGAACGCCTGCCCTATTATAATCAGGGGACAGGAATGTCAACGAATCGGACAACGCCTTGACCTGCACCATTGCCTCAGACATTTCATCTGCTGTCGAAACTGCGCCAATTGCGTGCGTTGGCAGCATGCCGTCCAGAATTTCTCTTGCGATCATGTATTTCATTGTTAAAAATTCGTCGTAATTTGCGCCTGTGTATAGTGATTCTGTAATTTTTCCAACCAAACTATACAACCCGTCCCATGATATGAACGCCTGTTTCAGGTCTGCGTCTGATGTAGTCGCCTTATAGAATTTTTGATAATTCATAATATGATAGGCAGCTCTCACGTCAGGTTTTTCTCTTTTTTGTAATTCACTTTCTGCGACCGCAGGATCATACTGGAACGGCTTTGCCAGTTCAACAAATATTTCCTGAATAATTTCGCCCAGCATCAACTCGCCTTGCTTCATGAATGACCACGGGTTATTATATATCTTATTTTTAATATATGTCTTGCCGACCCTATTCCATAGTGACGACAGGAATTCATTTTTGATAATTTCATCGCCAGTTATAATATCCCCGATCATTCTCAGACGTTCAATATCCTGCGGAACCGCAACTGGTACACTATTCTGATAGTATGGGCTTGCGCCGTTTCTCGTTGCGTTCAGCACTGATACTGTATCAAAACTAATTTTTTTCTGCGTTACCTTATTAGGCATACTATTCTTCCTCCTTTATTATATCGTCAAAAGTTATATCTTCATAACTTTTTTTGTCTTCCTCTGGCTCTTCATTTTCGATTTCATCTTCAGGAATTTTTCCCAAAAATCTGTCAATGTATCTTGCACGCCACACTTTTTCGACTTCTTTTCTTGCCGCGTCCACCGCTGCGTCGATGTCCGTCTGTGTGAAACCGTCTCTCACGTCGATTGATTCATCAACATTTTCGATAAATTCGATCAATTCATCGGTCATATCTTCTCCCGCCAGATCCTTAATCTTGGTCAGAATTTCTTCTTTTGATAATATCATTTTATCACTTCCTTATTTTAATAATAGTAATGCGCCGTTCCATGTGTCTGTTCCTGCAATGCCGTCCTGTGCGCACCCAATTTTTGCCTGTAATTTTTTACAATATTTATCTGTGATTGCACCGAAATCGCCATCAATTTTTAGGTCAGCTGGACAACTAAAATAACAATAACATATTCTTTGCAGGGTTTTCACGGCTGCGCCTGTTGAACCCCGTTTTATTACTGGCATTGATACCGCCACATAACCACCCTCTTTTTTAGTGTTGTCAACATCTGTAACGTTTTCACCAAAATATTTTAAAATTCCATCGGCCAAGGCTTTTCCTATTTTTTCGTTATCATGAATAAAATTGTCTACGTCAGTTTGATTGGTGTGAAATCCCATTTCACAGTACAGTGTTTTCGCTTTCGGCGAATTGATTTCATATAAATCTGTTCGAACAGAAAATTGTGCATTTTTCTTTTCAGGATAAATTTCCTCTAAAAACGGTGCTACTGTATTAAATATAGCTCTATATTCATCATTATCAGAATAGAACATGAACAGTAGATAACGTGATGAACTATCTGAACTGGCGTTCGTGTGAATTGGAACATATAGGTCTGCGCCCCAGTCGTTGGCCTTTTTTACTCGGGTCGCCATATTCTGTGATGTAGTTCCTATTTCAACTCTATACCCTTTTTCCAATAGGTATTTTTTACATACCTCTGCAATTGGTCTGGTGTGTTTATCCTCATAACAACCAGATCGCAAACATTTGTTCTGGCCTATGCCGTGGTTAGATGGTGAAATGTAAATTTTTATCATTTCAGCCACCTATTTTAGTTAAAATTTTTTCCATAACAACAGTGTTATTTTGGATCGCCTCAGTCAGCTGCGTGACCTCTTCTTTATGGTTCTTTTGACTTTTATATATGTACCATAATAGTATACCACACATAACTATTGGAAAACCTACCGTTGTAATGGCATTTAATACAATGTCAATATTTTCCATTTCCTTACCCTCACTTAAATCTAAACCTATTTTATCTATTATTATTATATCATGTATTGACAAATATTGCAATAGCATGTTATAATAAATCATGGGAAATTTTTACGATAATAACAAATTATTGAATTTATTGGACGAAAACGGAAACAGACCTGAGATTTTTATCTCTGAGGGTAATAGATCGGCTGGAAAGACTATTTCATTTAATAGATATCTTGTAAATAACTATATTAAAAAAGGTAACAAGTTTATACTGCTATATAGATATGGGTATGAAATGGATGGTGTTTCAGATAAATTTTTCAATGATATAAAAAATCTTTTCTTCCAGAATCTGGAAATGAGTGAAAAGAAAAGGGCAAAGGGAAAATATGTCGAACTACTCATCGATGAAAAAACCTGTGGTTACGCTGTTTCCCTAAATTCTGCTGAATTTGTAAAACACGCAGCACACATTTTTTATGGATGTGGGCACATTTTATTCGATGATTTCCTGACAGAAAATGACAATTATTTACCAGATGAAATTAAAAAATTCGTGTCGATTCATCAATCCATCGCACGTGGCGGAGGAAAAAGTAGCAGGTATCTACCTGTATATCTGATTGCAAACAGAACATCACTTCTGAACCCATATTATACCTCGCTTGGTATATCATCTAAAATTCAATATAATACGAAAATATGCCGTGGTTCGGGTTATGTGTTGGAACGTTTCATAAACGAATCAGCTAAAAAAGCGCAGGATGATTCATTATTTAATCAGGCGTTTTCGAATTCTGACTACCACACTATAAACAACGGATTATTATATTTAAATGATGACCTAACTATGGTGAAAAAAATTACAGGTAATAACTATTATATGGGTACACTGCGTTTTAATAAAAAATTATATGGAATACGTAGGTATGAAAACGACATAATATATATAGACAATAGTTTTGATGAAACATACCCATTAAAAATAGCCGTCACACAGTCGGACATTGACGGGGAATATATTTATAAAAATGTTAGGCAAAACATAATAAATTTGTATAGAAAATATTTTAATTATGGCGTTTTTAGGTTCAAGAACCTCGATTGTAAAAATGCTATAATGAATCTATTAACATATTGATATCAGCGCAACTGATGAGTAACTGATGTCGCAGGACTGGCTGCGGGGTAAAATCCGCCTGACGCATATCCGATTAGCAATCGCCTTTACTCGCTTTGTGTGTAGATATATAAAAAAGAGGATATTGAAAATATATCCTCTTTTATTTTGGCAACATTTCATAATATTCTGGTGTCAACAGACAGCCGCCTACGAATTGCCGTTGCACTAATTTCGATGGAACGATCAGTCCTACTTTAAAATCGCTCATATCTCGCTTAACCTCAACGAACTCTCGTTCTTGTTCATTTTTAGCTACCGTTAAATCACCGTTCATGCTGGCAATGAATAATTGCTTACATCGATCAGGCATACCTGCACATTTCACATCAACGATATCTTTGCTCTTTTCGATATATGTTTTCTGTCTCACAAATATAGCGGTATCCCATTCTACTTCTTTTTTCCATTTACAAAAATCAACATCATGCAATTCCACTCCTTTAACATCCTCAACATTACCTATGCAGTGTATACTATCTGTGTCAGCATATACAAATGAAACATAGTTCTGCTGCGCTGCTGTGATAGTGAACGCCCGTGCGTATGATGTGATGGCCGCGCCGACTGGAATGTAACCCGCTTTTTTATTATCAGCTACCACAGTCTTATATTTTATACAGTTATCTTCACCCAGATACACTATTTTGTAACTACTATTTTTAGAAGAGGACATCTTCCCGTATAAGTTATTTAAATACAGCTTTGCCAACTGACGTTTTGCAGCCTTACTGTTTTTTTTAATTTTGCTATAAAAATTTATATATCGGTCAAATACACCTATTTTAGTGTCGAAATAACAACCATCTAATATTTCAGTGTTATATAATTCATAGTGTTTATTAATCAACCACCAATCAGTCTGCGACAATGTCATTTCAACAACGGCGGGATTCCATTTGCCATTTTCATCAATAAACCCGTCAACATAACGGTCATGTTCAGAATCATAAATGTTGGATGTGTTCAAATATTCATTATTTTTATAAAGCCAATTGCGCTTTATTTGAATTGTGGGTAAAAAATTTTCACGAATTTTGAACTCCGTGCGAATACGCACGAAAAAATATTTATCCTCAGAAATTTCTTCGGGAATTTCACCCTTCCAAAATGTTGGCAATCCAATGGGATACGCTGACCCTGATTCGCTGTGCATTACAGACGGGTACAACGAATTGACATCCAATGTATAGCCGTTGTGTAATACTTTATCTGCCATGCCTTCTTTTAAATAGCACCAGCCACCCCGATATGACCGCCTGATATATTCATCAGCTGTACTACTGCCATAGATATTTTTATCAATGTAAATTTCTGTTAAATCTGGGAATAAATCTTCATAATATTTTTTTGGAAAATGTGATTTAAATTCAGACAAACACGACGACCCAACTGTTAACTTGTCGTGCCCCTCACTCATACATATTTCTAATGCCTCTTTTAAAACTAAAACATCGTTTTCAATATAGTGCCTTTCTTCGTCTGTTATTGGACAATTGGGATATCGGAATCCCTTGTACTCCATTTCTAATTTTTTGTGTTCAGTTTCAAACGATTCACCGATTAAACGCAGTGAAAACGGCAACAGTTTTAAACTATCACGAATCTCAATCATACGGTTGTTCTGTTTTAAAATGATAGAGTACCACTGACCTTGATTAGATATAGTATACTTGTATGTGTTATTTTTCATAGCAGAATCACGCAGAAATTCATCGCCGTTCAATGCCTGTTTAAATTCCTTATTAGATAAAAAATAGTACAGTATAAACGAACCATCAAATTTTAAATTATGAAAATATAGTATTATATTACCTGTAGTATTCTCAAAAAAATATTTGAAAAAATCTTCTATTGATCCTAATACGTGCACGTCATTTTTGAACAGCTCTGCAAATGTTGCCGACCAGACCAGTGTAGTGTCCTGCCCGTCGTATACGGTTGTTTCAAAATCGCACGCAAAACGTGTATATTCACGAATTTTCATATCACACATATCTTTCACACCATATTGTTTATAACATTGTTTAAATCAGTTATATCTACATTAGGTAAATATCTTATTACATTTTCCAAAAAATTGAGTAAATCATTAGAAACACGCCTGTAATCGCTGTCAGTGAACCACCATTCTTGAACTTCCCAGCCGGCTTCGGCTGCCTGCCGCAGCATTGTTGCAACACGTTCCCTGCCGTATGCGGCTAACATGTTTACAGTCATTTCGTTTAATTCAGAAACAACATAGCGTGTTACTGGGTGTATCGACGCAGAATAGTAGCGCAATTTTGATTGTAATTCACGAATGTAAACGTCATCGCGATTCACAGCGTTCTTTTCCCGTTCTGTTAGGTCAATTTCCAATGTCGTTAGCATATCCTGTGTGATATATGCCGGAAACGACGTGACTGCCATATTTGTTCGACTCTCAATTAAATTTTTCCATTTTCGTTGATTGGGTGTTAGTCTTTTTCTTGCCATTATTAACCTCCTGAAATAAAATAGCGGACATAAAAAGCCCGCTTATTTTTTTTTTAATTTACGGAGCATGTCAGGAAATATTTTCCTTTGAAATTCTTACTTTCTTTTTTGTAGATAATTATGGACAGCGGCTCGCCTTCTGCTTCCAGCTCCTCAGCGATGTCCTTGAACGTTCTATAGAACGTGTCAGACGATGTTACATATTTCTCACCATCTTCGATTAAAAAAACGTATTGTGAATAGTCAGGGTTTTCTGCTTTTTCATTGTGAACGTCCAGCACTGCATATGTGTCTACTATCATCTCAACACCGTAACCACTGCCATCTTCATTCGGTACCAGCTCATCCAGCTTGACCGCATTAGATGTGTCCTTGATTTTTATTCTCTCTTTACCCGTTAATTCTCTGTTTGCATACGCTATTTTTACTTCATAATCTTTCATTTTTTATTTCTCCTTTTTTCTTTTTTACTCTACTCTTTCAGCGACTGCCATAAACTGTTCCAGCGCCATAACATATTTTTCGGAAATTATTTGTATTTCCTTGATAGCTACCGGAACCATCCCTTCACCGCACTGCTTTGCGACAGATTTCAGAATCTCTTTCTCTTTCGTTTTCTCAATGAAAAAAATTCCTTCAACCATCTGCTCATTAACAGGGTCTGCCAATAATGCAGTTACTTTCATCGTCTGCACGGTTCTTGAAATAACTTGTTTTCTCATTTTCTTTCTCCTTTTTTCTTTTTTATAATTACTGCGCAGTTTCGATTGCTCTAAACACGCAATTATTAACAACATCTTCATCGCCCATCGCAATCATCATTGCTTTCAGGCACTCTATAGCCAATTCTGGCGTATCTACATTGTATACTACCTGTTCATATACTTCTTTACCTTGATAATTTTCGCTAAAAACAGTTACTAAATAATTCATCATCCTGCCTCCTTTTCCTATTCATATTCGCTTTAACTCTCCCAGTCTCCAGGCGATCCGCCCGCCGTGTGTTCCCCTTACCGGCCTTGTTGACCTGTGCCTCTCATTCGTCCGTAGCGTTCGCTTCGCCTACTGCCTTCGGCTCTGACGGCTGGGCTATTGTTGCCGTGCTGTCGGCGTATCTCCTTTTGACAATTATATAATACCATTCTTTTGTGATGAACGTATGAAGACTTTGTGTATATTGTGTGAACATTTGTGAATTATTTTTGACCTTGGTGTACACATGCAAGAAGCGTGCCAAGTGGTGTGTAGATGTGTGCCGCCAGCTGTGCATACCTCGTACCGAAAATGCGGAGCGAGGGCGCAGCCCG